CAGCCACATTCTGATCAGAAACTATGATACTTATATGATCCAGTACCACATACTTACAGTTCAGAGCTTTGGCAAAGTATCGAATCCTGTTCAGGATAGAGTCAATAGCATTGGAACCAAAGTGATCGTAGAAGAATAACCTTCCAGTACCTAACGTACTATCGAAGTGTTTCTTCAAGTCTTCAGAAGATACTGATGCAAACTCTGCTGGCAGGTGCAGACATTTGTTGGCTTCCAGACTCATGAATGCCAGACCACTTCTCTTGACCGACTCCTCCATGAACATCATACCTATGTTGTCACCGGTATTCTTGAAGACATGATAGATAAGCTCTCGCAGGAACTGAGACTTACCCAGACCGGAACCTGCCGTGACAGTCACAAGTTCTCCCATACGAATACCATAGGTCAAATCCTGTAGACCCTGATAGGGATAATTGATAGCAGCCTCTGTGGCCCCTTCAATAATTGTATCCCACATCTCGTTGCCGGATATGATACCCTCTGGGGTATAGGTCTTTGCAGCCCACCAGTCCTGCACAAACTGATTCTTCTTATTGTTCATAAGATACTCATTGGCATCTTTATACTGGAGTGACATCACCTTTGCTTTGGGAGACAGCATTTCTGCCACTCTGGTGGATGATTTACGACCAGCATCATCATTATCAAAACAAATAACTATATTCTCAAAGGATGTGAGGAAATCATAATTATCTGTAATATCTTTGGTGGCAGCAGCAGCACCATTACGAATGGATACCACCGGCCATTTGCTGCCCATTAGCTGGTAGGCAGACATGGCATCTATCTCCCCTTCACAGATCGTGACATACTTGCCGCCCTCTTGAAAGGACTTCTGTCCAAACAGCATAGCACCCTTGATGTCACCCTCAGAGAAGAACGTCTTGTTCTCTGTATTCCTGACCTTGTTGGCTATATGTTCTCCTTCCCTGTTGTAGTAGGGATAGAAGTGCTTTGTTCCATTGAGCATGGCTCCATAACGCCTACAGGTATCCTCTTCGATCTTTCTATCGGGTATGGCTTTAATTGTACCTGTGCTTACAGCCCTTGTTGTTGTCATAATGTATTCTTCTTCCTCATAATTTGAATCGGGCATAATTTTATAATGACAATCTTCACTATAACATTGTTTGTATCCGTTTGAATATACTCCTACGTTATTTTTACTACCACACTCAGGGCAAGGCTCATGCCTTACGAAGTGAGACATTTTATCCTCTCATACTATCTGTTATTTCAGGAACTTTAGGTTCTTTCTCCACCGTTGTTAAATATTTAAATCCTTCCTGATATCTGAACACTCTCATGTCAGGGAAGCAAGTCCACTTATAATCACAATAGACACAATCTCTGGCAATCTTCATGTTTCCTGACTTGCCTTCCGGTTCTGGCAGGTAACAGAAGTCTGGCATACTTGAACTCTTTGCTATCTTCTTGACATCTTTAATACGCTCTGTGGCATTGATCAGTGTCATGTCATCAAGCTCAAGTAATACTATCTCTCCAGAAACTTTATTCATTGCCAGAAGATATCCAACATCTTTACCCTCTGCTTCAGCATATGCACTGACCTGTGCTATATAACCAAAAGGATCATCATACTCTATTGATCCGGTCTTGAATTTTCTGAAAGCAAAATCACTGGCAGATTTAATATCTACCACTTCTCCATCAATCTTACAATCAAGATGTCCCTTTATTCCCAATATCTCGCACTGTTTCTGCGGTTCCTGTACTGAGTGACCAGCCTCTTTCGTAAGGAAGATAACCAGTTCTTCAATGATCGAACCATAGAGAAACTTGATGAGAGTAGATGGTTGATACGCTCTTTCCACCTTTGGACCGTTAAGTTCCATCCAGATTTTACGGTCTGGCTTGCCGATTGAAGACATTCTAATACGTTTTTCACTGGGTGTATTCCTTTCCTCCTCCAGATGTTGAATGATAACAGCAGAAACACCCTCCAAGAAAGCCTCCAGATTTTCTCTGGAGACCTTCTTGTTGGATGCAATACGATCATATATATCGTTTACTAATGTAGAAATATGCATAGCTGCCCGCTCCCTCGCCCGCCATGCTTCTTGATCATACGAGCGTTTCCGAAATTAATATTGCTCATCACAAGCCCTGATATCATGACTAGACCATGTCGTCGTCGTCGTCAAACTCATCTTTTGCATACTCAACTAACTCAGTCACCTGTACCTTCTTGAGATACATTGACGTACCATACTTCTCAGCAAAAGGATGATTCTTATTGAAGTCAACCTTCACTCTGACGCTACTACCATTACCAATAAGAGTATCTCGATCAATAGTCTTCTTATCGGAGTCAATGACTGGAACGAGGTATTGAGTTCTGGCAGTTATGAACTCCCCTCGATCATCATTCTTGTTCTTCAACTTAACTCCATGAGAATTCAAGACTTCCTTACTCTTGTCAGAAAGATCACCTACGTCCAATTGGTACTTATCGGAATACTCATCCTTACGGTTGAGCTTGGTCCAATAAGCTTTGCCTGAAATAATTGCAGTCTCTTTCTGTGCAGCCATCATATTTATCTCCTTAATGTTGGTTAATAATATACCACCTTACCACGCTTAGATTCTTATGTCAAGAGAAATATCTAGGATTGCCATCTCAATCTCTTGGTTCATTGTATATGTTTCTACACTATTTAAATTTAATTCATTTGCTGAAAGCATTTCTTTAAAATCTTTAATAGGTTCTGTTTCTCTTTTATCATAAAGCTTACCCATAAGCCATACTTCTTTCTTGTATGGTTCAACTTCTGATATATACATATCACTTTCTTTATGCATATGTTTTCTTATATTATTATAGAAGTCTCTATGAATTTTCCAGTCAATATCTGATGGTCTAAGATCATATCTGAGAAAACCCATTGGGTGATCCTCTTGTATATTAACATAGTTGGGAGGATTGGCAACTATAATATCAAACTTCTCATGTTCAGGTATACCTTTAAGGTTATCACTCAGGTAAGAACGAACAGGATAATTATGTCTATTTATGGTACGTCTGACACAATCTATGGCTTTCTTATTGATATCAGATACTACAAGTTCTTGACATATACCCTGTTCCAGTAACCATAAACCTATCCATGCAGGACCACAACACCATTCATATATTGTTTTAACTTTCCTGTCATATAATAGTTCAGCAAATACAGGAGCGAGTAACTTACCTGCACCATCAAGCTCTGGTTCTTCTTCAATGGTACTGAGCCATTCAATATAATCAAGCATTTGTTTAAAGACTTATTTTATATATCTTATCAACAGGTACAGAGAAAAACTTTTCTCCATCTGGTACATATCTGTTAGGCACCTCGATTACTGTTGCATATTTCTCCAGTGCAATATCAGAAATAATCCAAGCTTCTTTACAGTCATCTCTAAGAACATAGAATGTAAGATTCTCTTTTATCCTGTCAAGAAGTTTCTGTTTGCGATAGGGTATCCTTACATCTTTCCAAGAGGAGGGCCACTCTCCCTTCCATGAGTATTTAATTTCAGTTTCTGAAAAACAAACTATACCCTCCTCTGATATACTTTCTATATCACAAGAAAATTTCTCTACTATATTAGTAATATGATGTTTCTTTTTCTTTAAATAAGAAACAATAGCATCTTTAGATGTCTTATCTGATTTATCATATAGTTGTTTATTAAACTTTTTAGTTCTTCCTAGTGAGTTTCCTGCCATGTTCTCCCTATCTTTGCATCTGCATTGAGTGGAATATTCATCTGGAAAAAGTCAGATACTCTGGTCATGCAAGGATCAGTAATGCTGACAAGTTCTTCTGCATCATCAACATGAACTTCATACTGTTGCTCATCATGAATAGTGTTTACCAGATATGCCCTGAGTTGTCTATCTTTAATTTCATCATCAAGGAAGATAGACCATTGCTTACAGCAGATAGCCCCGCCGCCTTGCAAGAGGGTATTCAGGGCAGCATGAGCACGTCTAATCAGTATCCTCCTGCCATCTATACCCCTGATGTAACCTCTGGTTGAATGTCTTTGAACGCTCTTGATGAGCTTATCCAGCTTGGGAAGACTGGACAGAAACTTTTCTCTCAGTTTTTTCCCATCATGGGACGATCCATTAACGATGGAGCCTATCTTCTGATTACCTGCCCCATATATGAATGCATAGATGAAAGTCTTTGCTGCATTTCGAGTGGGTAGACCTGCCAGTTCCTGATTGTAGGTATGTGGATCACCCTCCAGAACCTCATGGATGTACTCATTGTCCTTCATATAATGTGCCAGCATCCTCAGTTCCAGTCCTTTGGCGTCCATACCTACCAGAACATGCTTGTCATCAGGTACTGTCCAGCAAGACCGTGAATCTTCACCATATGGCTTATGGTTTGCCACGATGTTTGCCATGTTGGGGTCTGCATGGACCATACGTCCTGTCACAGCACCCATTGTGATGACCTTGCCATGTACTCGATTGTTCTTGTCCACTACATCCAGCCAGCTTTCAATCGTCTTGGCTCTGGTCTTCAGCATCTTCCATTCTGCCAGCCTCTTGATCTCCTCCGGTGCAGAAGAGGATATTGTTTCCAGATTTTTCTCACTGATCTTTGGTGATCCCTTTGGTGTAAACTCAATGGGATTCCATCCATATTGATTCAGTCTCTGAATGATTTGCTTTGGTGATGCAAGATTAAATTTCTCATATTCAAATGCAGAAAAAGGCCCAACAATATTAGCATGATCATAATTCTTCAACCCTACATTGGAACGTGTTCCATCCTTCTTGATCTTTGGTACTATTTCCTTGATCAATCTGGCTCTGAGAGGAACCTTACTCAATACACTATCTTCTATCTCTGTTGCCCTGTTCAGGACTTCCATCATTAGCTTGTGTGCTTTTTCAGTATTGAGATAGAAACCTTTACTCTCTTGCTTGTTAAGAACATACCTTATCTTATGCTCCAAAGCTATTGATTTATCAGAGAAATCTTTCTTCTCAGTTCCCATTAAAAAATCATAAATTTTATGTGTGATATGAATATCATTCTCACAATACTCCAACATCTCTGGAGAGAAACATGAGAAGTCATGATAGTCAATCTTATCCAGCCCCAGTCTCTTGCCCCATGCTGCCAGAGAGTGTCGTCCTTCCCTGTCAGGATTGAATAGACATGAAAGGATATATGTATCCTGTATTTTTGACAGACCTATGTTTGAATTCCATAACCTGTTTAGTATGGGAGCATCAAAGGATAAAATATTATGACCCACCAGAATATTATAGCCTTCAATAAGTTTGTTGAATGTTCTGGGTTCAGTATGGCATGTTACATTTCCTGTATCTTTGTCTTTGCATACAC